CTTATGGTAAGGGGTAATGTGAATAGAAATACTCCTCGTGCTTTTACTGATAGAGATAGTCAAACTGAAGGATTACCATTTTTAAGAGCAACTGTTAATGAAGATTGTGTATGTTTTGCTGATTATAGAAAAAGAGAAGATGCTAATGACGTTACTTATTTTAAACAAAAAGTAGATAATACAAGATACACTTTATTTATTAAAGATAAAATTGCTTATAGTGTTGGGGCTACAAATGATAGAGAGCAATTCCCAACTGTTAATCATAATGGAATTTTTAGTGAAGCAACATATTATAGAGTAAGAGATAAAATAGATATAGAAGTGAATAAAGGTTTTAATACGCCATCAGCCGTAGCAGACCAAATTACTCAACAATTAACTGAAACAAAAAATGAAGATATTTTTGAGATTATGGATGGCGATGGTTTTGTGAGACCATTAACAAAAACTATTGAGACAAATACTTTTAAACCTATCAACGCTCAAAATATTTATAATTTTTCTAAAGATGCTTATGACGCTTATATAGCACAAGATATACCAGTATTAAATGATGATGTTATAGATCAAGATGCTCTAGATTATATTGCTACATTTGGTTATATAGGTGTGAAAAGACCGGAAATTTTTGAGATGGGTAGAAGAATGCATCATAAAATAAATAATACAACTAATCAACCTACTTTATATGATAGTGCTGGAGATGAAGTTTCTACTTTTGCGAGAGAAGATTTTGGATTCTCTACTGTTGGAGATAGACCAGTATTAAATTCACAAGTAGAAAATGAAGACACAACATTCACATTAGGAGTTTTATATAATGAAGAAACATTAGGATATATTAGAGATTTATTTGACGCACAAGCTTTATACCCCGAACTATGGGACGATTTAGAAAATACTTATGCTTATAGTGATACTGCAGTTGATACATTAGATAGACCATCAATCGATAATAGTAGATTTTTTCATATGAATAAATACAGCACTTTTTTTAGTGCATCACCTAAAGCAGAAGCATTTGGAGAAGATTTATTTAAGTTAAGAGCAGCACCCAATAATATAGTAATGTCTACACAACCAGTATTTTTTAAATATACTGATGATACAAGAGATAAATTTGTAGAACCTAAAAATTTTACAAGTATAGCCGAAGATGGTTTAAGTTATGGTTTTGCTTATCCAGTAGCATTTAATCAACATTTACCCGATGGGACATTTGATAAAGTTGTTTATTTAATTGGTATTACTAATGGTGGTGTTGGAGGAACACCAAGAAGATTATTTAGTGAAAATACAACTCCAGTAGATCCTAATTATAGAAGTATAGAACAAGGTAGAAAGATAGGTTTTGATTATCATTCTACAGCATATTCTACTGCTATAATTACACCATATAGTGGTTATGGTAATACTGATATTGGTGTTGATGCTGCTGTGAATGATGGGACTGGTGCGGATCAAACAGTTTTCTCGTATCCAACACAAATTAATCATATTAGAAGCACGGGAGATTTTGATACTACGACTGATATAAATCCATATATGACTATGAGTTATGTTGGTGCTAATAATCCAGCAATTAATTATAATACAACTACTAATAGATTTGAGCTTTCTAGATTTCATACTGGTAATAATGTTGGTAATAAAGCAACAGCAGATAATCCTTCTAGTCACGTGAATAGCAAGAGTTTATGTCCCTCTAATAGAACCACAGAAAGATTAATAGCACCAGCAGTTACTAATCAACAATCGGGTAATACAGTTTATAAAATTAATCCTCGTCCCCCGCAATTTGGTTATAGTCCAACATTTATCCCTTATACTAGATACAACCAAGCATATAGAAGGCAACCATATCCCGAAACTGCTAAAGATTTTATCAAAGATTTTACTAAAGAAGGAGTTAATACAATTAAATATGATGGTTATAATATTAATATAGAACAATATAAAATCTTTGATAGTCACGGAGGAATATACATAGAAGATTGGGGTTTTGATGAAGATAATTGGGAAGACAATTTATGGGATATTTTAGGTTTTGATTATTCAGCAGTAAACGCTAAAGCTACACCTAAAAATGTATTAACTAAAAGAGTTGATAATGAAAATAGTAATTTATTATATAGACCAACTACAAATGCTGAAGTAGTACAAACTGATACTAAAAATTATGTTACTAATCAATTTGGTGCTGTTATGTATTATAATTCATTACCTTATCCTACTTGTGTCCCCAATTATAACGCCGTACATACGGGAAATAGAGATGAGTTTGTATATATAAAAGGAACAGCAGAAAACGGTTATGCATTTACTCCCGCTAATGCTTCACCTTTAGAATTATGGAATGAGGTTGCTGTATTAACCGAAAGCACAACTATTACTGCTACTGATTTACAAAAGAGTGTATTAAGACCTTATTATACAATTAGAAGTAATATTTTAGAAGGGGCAACATCAATTGGTGGTAATCCAACTGGAGCAAATTTACCAATTATAAGTATAGTTGATAAATATTCGGGAGCAAGTGATTATTTCTTGGGTAATCCAAGTGATATACAATTTACTGTTACAAAACCTACTATGATTGCTGATATAACAACAAGTATTCACGATAGTGATGGTGAATATGCAAATGTAGATAAAACAAGTGCAGTTATATATAAGATTACAAAAATAAAAAGAACACCGGTTGGCTTGATAGAAGAAATACTTGAGGGAGAAGCAAAAAAAAAAAAACAAAAAAAATAAATTAAAATTAAATTATATTGATAATATATAAAATGGTTATGAGTATCTATTCCGCTTGGAGTGAAGAAGAATATGAAAATTTTTGTAAACAAGATTGGGGTATTACTGAAGGCTGGGAAGATGATTGTTGGGCTTCTCATTTTTTATCTTGTAATTTTAAACAAGAATGGTCTTGTGAAGAATTGATGAAATCATTAAAAGAAGAAACATTAAGTGAAAGTGAAATTTACGCAAAATATCTAGAATAATTTTCTAAAGTATATATATAAATGGATCAAGTTACTTATGAAGAAATTGTTTCAGTTTTGGCTATGTTCGGTCGTCCGGATTTAATCGCTGAATTTAAAGATAATGTTAAAGTAGATGAAGATTATAAACCAACTGCAAGTGAAGTTATTAAATCAAGAAAAGAACCATTAAGTGAAAGTGAAGGTTCAGCTTGTAGTGAAAGTGATTATGAAGTAGAAGAAGATGAGAATGGTTTTCAAAGTTTAAAGTAAATTCGATTAATATGTAATTTTTTAACTTAAATTTTTATATCTTAATCATTAAAAAGATGATTAAAATGGTTGTAGAAAAAGGAACTGCAAAAAATAAGAAATTAAAAGCTATTTTTTATGATGGAGATAAGAAGATAAAAACGACCCAATTTGGTGATAATAGGTATGAAGATTATACCCAGCATAAAGACAAATCACGCAGAAGTAAATACAGAGATCGTCATAAAAAAGACTTGGAGAAGGGGGATTATAAATCGGCTGGTTATTTAAGTTATTATATATTATGGGGGGCATCTACAAGTAGAGATAAAAATATTAAAGCATATAAACGGAGATTTAAGTTAAATTAATAGCATCCACTAAACGGATTATATTCTTGAGGAGGAGCAACAGCTCTTCTTAATTGTTGTCTAATAGCTTCTTCTTCTGCATCTTTCTTTTGTTTTTCTTGTTTCTCTTTTTTTCTTTGTTTTCTAATTGTTTCATATTTCATAATTGCTTCTAATTGTGCTTCTTCTAAATCTTTTTTAGAAAATGTTTGTATTTGTTCTTTTTTACTATTAGATATGGGTGGGTCTAAAATTGACCCATCATTATTATTTTCTACTTGTTCTTTTAATTGTTTAACTCTTTTCACTTTTTGTTTTTTCAAGAGTTCTTTTTCTTCTTTTTCTAATTCTTTTGCTTCTTTTTTTTCTTGAGCTTTCTTTTTTCTTGCAGCCATAGCCTTCTCTCTTGCTAATGCAAGTTTCTTTTTATGTTCTTCACTCATAGGCGGTCTTTGTTTTCTAGGTTTACCCTTTTTAGTTAGTTTTACATTAGGTGCTGGTACGGGTTCGGGCATATTAAAGATCTCATTAACATTCATATCATCTCTTTTAGATTTAGCCTTTGGTACTTTACTATTTTTATGTGGTATTTCAGCTTCATCAATATCATTATCGATATTAGCTTCTTCTATCTCTTCTTGCGTCTTATCTTTATCTTCCTTAAATTCATCAATAGTAGTAGATTCATCATCACTCATATCATCGGGAATAAAATCCATTTTGACTTCGGGCATAAAACTCATCTTTATAGTATTAATCAAGAAAAAAATTTCTACAATTTATTATTTTTTATTTTATTTTACAATTAATTGACTTCTATTTATATCAAAAGTAGTAATAATCTATATGGGTCTAAAATTGACCCATCACCTAAAATAAGCTTCTATGCAATCAATTATCTATGGGTCTATTTTGACCTATGGGTCTAAAACTGACCCATTTAGATTTATACCAATCTTTGTATTTCGGGTTCGGGTTGAGGTTCATTTGTTTCTTTACTTTTAGTAGGTAATAATTTCTCTTCTTTTTTATCTTTGTTTTCATCATCACTATCATCAACATTATCGGGCGGTGGTTTTCTTTCACACATACAAATATTACAATTATCACTAAAACCAACTCTAAACTTACAATAACATCTTGATTTAAATATAACGACTAAAATACCCGATACAGCCCCAAGTATTAACCCAGTAGCACCAGCCAATTCATTAATATTAAACTTCTCCATTTCAAGAGCCATTTAATATTTAATTATTTTTTATTTTTGATTTAAATATAATCATAAAATATATGAGTGATTATTCTAATCCGTTTGAAACTAAACCAATTGAGAAAGTGAAAAATGATGTTCACGTAATCAATCAAAACATTAATAAAATTAAAACGGATCTAATAAGTATAAAAGCTGATATATCAATCATTAAAGATTACATTAAACAAAAACAAGCTAAAGAAGAAGAAATATCAAAAGGTTGGTTATGGGGATAATTTTCTAATTAAGTATATAAATGAATATTACTGATGAAATTGCTGGTATTGATAAAGATTCACAAGAGTTCTTAAAAGCCTTTATTAAAAAACATAATTGTAAGAAAATTCTAGAAGTCGGTATGGCTGATGGTATGTCTAGTATTGCAATATTAGCAGTATTAAATGGTGAAGGCTCATTAACAAGTATTGACCCATACCAATCAACCTATTGGTCAAGTAATGGATTAAAAAACATTAAAGAATTAAATTTAGATAAAAATCATACTTTTATAGAGAAATTTAATTATGTAGCATTACCCGAATTATTAGCAAAAGGTGAGAAGTACGATTTAATATTTATTGATGGCTCACACATTTTTGATTATGTTATACTTGATAATTTTTATGCTGATTTATTATTGAAAAAAGGAGGCTATTTAATCAACGATGATATGTGGATGCCGGCTATAAAAAAAGCATATAGTTTCATTAAAAATAATTATACTCATTATGAAGAGATAGAAACTCATAAAAGATTCGCACCAATCTTAAAAAAGAAAAAAGATAAAGAATATTTAGGTTGGGATCATTTTGTTCCATTCTAAAAAATAAAATCTAAATTATGATATATATGCAAGATCTTCCTAAAATATCAATCTTAATTCCAACTTATAATCGCAAAAACTTTCTACCCTTTATTTTTAGAAATCTATTGATACAAGAATATCCACATAAACTATTGCAAGTAGTTATACACGATGATGGCGATGAACCACTCATAGACAACTATGAAGAATTTAGTTCAGCTATTAAACCCATAAAACTGAAGTATTTGAGAAATAAAACAAGATTAAGTATAGGTGAAAAAAGACATAGATTAATACAAAACGCAAACAATAATATAGTTGTATTTATGGACGATGATGATTTATATGAACCAACATATATATCACATTCATTTGATACACTAAAAAAAAATAACTCGGGTTGCGTTGGCTGTAATAAAATGATCTTTATTTATCCACCTTACACCAAAAACGATTTCTATGCTCTTGATTGTGGGAATAATAAAAAACTAATTCACGAAGCCACTTTAATGATGACTAAATCTTGGTATAATAAAACTTGTGGATTTCTCCACTCAAATAAAGCAGAGGGTTTAGGATTGACCCAATCTTGTAAATTAAAAACTATATCATTAACTAATCCATTATATAATATGACGGCTGTTGTTCACGGAAAAAATACAATTGATAAAGAGAAATTTAAAGATGAAAATATGAAACTTGATACTAAAAATATTTCTTTTGAGGAAAAAACAACTGAATTTATTAAGATGGTTGTTGGGGAATAAATTTAATCCTTTCACTATAAGGTCTAAATTCTTTAAAATTATCACTCCATCCATCTCTTTGAGTTACTTGTATTGGTAATAGCGTGTACCAATTATCTTTTTGTTGCAAGGTATAAATATATTCATCATTATTATTTTCTCTTACATCATTCACTAATTTTAATTCTACACTTTCTTTAAGATGATTAATTAGTGTATCATAATAATGTTGTTTTACTACATATGCGTGTAAGCATACTGCACGAACAATTTTTGCTAAATCATCACTTATTTTTTCGGGTGGTAAATAATTCCAACAGCCTAAATATAAAACATCCCAAAAGTCTTTTTTTATATATTTATTAAATTTAGATATAACTGCTTTTTTACCTTCTATTTTAATATCATCCTCAAATATAATAACATAATCCCAATTTAATTCTTTTGCTTTTTCTAAAACAGCTATATGTGATCTTGCACAACCTACTAATGGAATTTCGTGAGTAATAGCATTAAATCTATTTGGTTTTTTGATTCCAAGTTTTTTAAGCTCTTGTCTTGTAATTAAATCTCTTTCTTTTCTGTGTTCTAGATTGATGTAAAAATGTTGTCCGCTTCGTTGCATTTATATAATTTAAAATATAAAAAAAATATATATTATACTTATATAATGGAGAAAGCACCACCCAAGGTTTTCAAAGTGAAAGATCCCGACCCCGATGATAGATTTAGCGATATTCACCCTCACTTACCTCAACCGCCTTCCTTACTTTTAATTGTTGGTTCAGTAAAACAAGGTAAATCTAATCTTCTTGTAAATTTATTATGTAATCCCGAAATGTATAAAGATAAATTCGATATAGTGAAAATTATTTCTAATACATTAAATGCTGACCCAAAGGGTAAATTAATGAATAAATATTTTGATTGTGAAGATCATTATAATGATGAAATGATTACTGATATGATAGAAGCTCAAAAGAAATATGAAGATTTTGAGAGACCAACTGTTGCTATGGTTTTAGATGATATT